ATGGCGGTTAAAATGGGGCGCAGGGGCTACGGCTGTGAACTTAACCCCGACTATTTCCGAGATGGCGTGGGCTATCTCGAAGCGGCAGAAGCACAGATAGGCGCACCGACGCTGTTTGACTTAATGGAGGGAGCTTAACAATGAAATTGACATGTAACACATACGACCTCAAGGCGGCTTGTGCCAAGGCTGCAAGAGTCATTGACAAATCGCCGTCTCCGGCTACAAACGGACTCTTGCTCAAGGCAGAAAGTGGAGTCCTGACCGTGACGGGATATAATCTCACGATTGGGATATCCGTCAAAATCCCCGCGATGATAGAGATTCCCGGAGCGATAATCGCGGACGCGAAGATTCTGACAAATGCAGCAGGAAAGCTGCAAAAGGAAAACACAACACTTTGCACCGATGATGATATTCTCACCGTCCAGAACGGACGCTCGAATCTCAAGGTCAAAGGCATACCTGCGGAGCAGTACCCCGAGCTTCCAACTCCCGAAGACGGCACAACTTGCCGAGTTGACGGAGCGAATCTCGTCAAGCTGATTAAAAAAACCGTGTTCGCCGCCGCAGATGATAAGGGCGTGAGAATGACCGTCTCCGACAACCTCAGACTCTGCGCGACTGACGGGTTCACACTCGCCGAGTCAAGCATACCGTGCGAAGAGGGGACAGCACCGGGCGCAACGGTAACAATTCCGCCAAAGGCACTGCTCGAGCTTTCGGACGCGACCGACGCGGTCGAGATATCCGTCTCAAGCAAACATTTTATAGCGCAGGCCCGTGATTATACGCTGTTTTCGCGCCTTATGTCTACCGCGTGGGGAATCGATGTGGACAAGATTATTTCCAAAAACACAGCTTCGGTCAAGACGGATTTTAAAGCCCTCACATCTGCGCTCGAAAGAGTTCAGATTCTCGCGAGCACCGAGACACAGCCTGTCAAGATGTCGCTCTCAAGAGATGCCATTGAACTGTCTGTGAGGACGACGATAGGCAGTGCCACCGACTCAGTGACGGGTGAGACCGATTCAGACCTCGTGATAGGAATCAACGCGAGATATCTCGTCAGAGTGCTTAAAGCGGCTGAGACTGACAGCTTTCTTGTCAGCTCTCCCGTGTCTCCGTTGGTATTCAAGGACGATTCAAGCACCTATATTTTACTCCCGGTGCGACTGAGGGAAAGAATATGAGATACAACGACGCAGACCAAACACCGCCCGTTCAGACAACGGCGGCACAGGACGAACAAATAAAACAAATGACAGCAACCGATTGTATCAACTACCTATTTCAAATAATGAAGGGAGAAACAAAAAGATGAAGCTCTATGAACTCGACAACGAATACCTCAATTTTATCGCAGCTGTCGAAGATGGGACAATCCCGGAGGACGCTATCGAAGATACCCTTGAAATGCTCAACGGCGACTATAAGGACAAGCTGGACAACACCATTTGTGCTATCAAAAATTTGACCGGCGAAGCTAAGATGATAGACGATGAGATAAAAGCTCTGACGGCGAGAAAAAAAGCAAAAGAAAACTCCGTCGACTATCTTAAAAGCTGCGTGTCTCGCTCTATGCAGCGCAGAGGTGAAACCTCTTTTGAGAGCGCGAGAAACAAAGTCGCTTTCCGCAAGTCTGAACGTCTCGTAATCGCAGATGAAGCCGCATTTGTGGAAAAATATCCGGAGTATGTCACATTTACCCCGAAAATCAGCAAGACCGATGTCAAAACGGCGGTCAAGTCCGGCGAATCGTTTGACGGCGCGGACATTGTGGAAGTTCAGAACATTCAGATTAAGTGAGGTGCAACATGGATAATCTTGAAATTTACAGCAGGGTTTGCGAAGTGCCCGGCAACGCACAGAAGAAAATCGCGGCGGGTCGTCTCAAGGGATTCACGGACATTAACCCGATGTGGCGCATAAAAAAGCTGACCGAGGTATTCGGGGCATGCGGCATTGGCTGGTATACCGACGATATCAAACATTGGCTTGAGGACGGAGCAGACGGAACAAAGACGGCACATGTCACGCTCAACCTCTATGTCAAGGAAAATGACGAGTGGAGCAAGCCTATCTTCGGAATCGGCGGCGCGTCGTACATATCTAACGAAAAGAGCGGATCGAACGAAAAGAGCAGAGCCTATACCTCCGACGAGTGTTTTAAGATGGCGTACACCGACGCGCTTTCCGTCGCGTGTAAAGCGTTAGGCTTTGGCGCGAATGTTTATTGGGCGGCAGGACGGAGCAAATACAGCTTTCAGAACACCCAGTCGACACCCGCAGACGAAAAGATAAACCGTGAAGCCGTAAATCTTGCCACACGCGACCTAATGGGCGAATTTGCGAAGCTCAGAGGGAAAAGTATAGGCGAAGTAGAAAACGCGCTTATACGCCAAATTTCAGCCCCTGAGGGTGCGTCTCTTGAAACTATATCAGACAGTTTGGCAGAAAGGGCAAAAGCTCAGATAGCCGTCTGGCTTAAAGCGACAAAGGAGCAGTCATGACGATTGAAAAAGCCGACTGGCTCTTTGAGTCCGACGGATTCTATCTCAAGTTCAAGGTCAAAAACCGCGAAGAAGGTCAGCGCATAGTGGCAGAGGTTAAATCTTCGGACAAGCCCTATGAGTTGACCATCGAGAAGAAAAAACGCAAGCGCAGTCTCGACGCGAACGCCTATTGCTGGGTACTCATCGGAAAACTCGCCGCAAAGCTGCACCTTAGCATGATAGATATCTATCGAGATGCTATAAAAAACATCGGGGATAACTTTGAGACCGTCTGCGTGCAGAACAAGGCGGTCGACAAGCTCCGCGACGGGTGGGAGCGCAACGGACTTGGATGGTTGACTGAAACTTTCCCGTCAAAGATACCCGAATGCACGAATGTACAGCTGTTTTATGGCTCGTCGGCATATGACACGGCACAGATGTCCCGGCTGATTGACAACATTGTGCAAGAATGTAAAGCGCAGGACATAGAGACGATGACACCGGAAAAACTTGACCGACTAAAGGAGATGTGGAAATGAGGTCGATTCTACAAGCGGATGAAGATGTTTGCTTTCTCTGTGGCAGGTCGGGCACGGCTATGGACTGGCACCATTGTTTTGGCGGTTCGGCACGACACGCGAGCGAGGCATATGGCTTGAAAGTCCGCCTATGTCACATGGGCTGCCATATGTATGGCAAGAACGCAGTTCACGACAATCAGGCGGTGATGGATGAGTTGCACCGCGAAGCGCAGAAAAAAGCGATGTCATATTACGGCTGGGATAAAGATGACTTTATCAGGCTTTTCGGAAAAAATTACCTTTAAGGAGTGTTAAAGATGGAGAAGCTTAACTGTTTTGCTTACGGCTCGGCAACAGATAACGGTTGCAAAGCGTTGATAAAGCGCGAGTGCGACAAATGCAAGTTTTACAAGACGGCAAACGACGACGAAATCGAAAAACTTAACTGCGAGCTCAGAATCCGCCGCATGTATCAGATGTCGTCGAAAGATTTTTTAAATAACAGGAGGTCAAACAATGATTAACAGCGTAATCCTCATGGGTAGGTTGACCGCCGACCCCGAACTCAGACAGACTCAGAACGGCACAGCGGTAACATCGTTCACGGTAGCAGTCGACCGCCGTTTTCAGCGCGGACAGACCGACTTTATCAACGTTGTCGCATGGAAGCGGACCGCCGAGTTTGTCGAAAAGTATTTCAAAAAAGGTGCAATGATAGCGCTTCGCGGCAGTATTCAGCAGCGCAACTATGAGGACAAAAACGGCAACAAGCGCACCGCATTTGAAGTTATTGCCGACGAAGTCAGCTTCTGCGGGTCAAAAGCGGACAAGCCGCAGATCCCGAACAACGACGACTTCGAGGAAATACCCATAAGCGACGACTTGCCGTTCTGAGGTAGCGAGATGAACATAGTCGACTTTATACCCAAAGGCAAGGAAAACGCGGTCACGCGGGAAGCACTCTGCATTTATACGGGGCTCGACGACCGAACCGTTCGCAAGCTGATAGAGTTTGCAAGGGACGGCGGAGCGCCTATTCTCTCATCGTCGCATAGTGTCGGTTATTGGCTTTCCGACGACATCGTCGAGATTAAAGCTTTCCTCAATGAGACTGACCGCCGTTGCAGAAGCTTGTCACGCAGAGCACAAGGGCTCAGACGCTATGTAGCGGAGCGCGAGGGAAAATATGTCGTTCCCGTACAAGCCCATTTCAGGACGATAAAAAGGAGCTGAGACAATGGAACTCAAGTGGATCAAGCTCTGTACAAATATCTTCGACGACGAGAAAATAGCGCTCATCGAGAGTATGCCCGACGCTGATTCAATAATCGTCATATGGTTCAAAATCCTTTGTCTCGCGGGCAAACAGAATAACTGCGGCGTACTTATGCTCAGTGACCGCATACCGTACACCGAAGAAATGCTTGCAACTATCTTTCGCCGCCCGATGTCTACCGTGCGTCTCGCTCTTACCACCTTTGAAAGCTTCGGAATGATAGAGGTTGTGAACGGCACAATAACTATCCCGAACTGGGAGAAACACCAAAGTGTCGATAAGTTAGCCGAACTCAAGGAGTACAACCGACTCGCACAACAAAAATCCCGCGCAAAAAAGCGCGCCTTGCAGGCTGTCAATGACATGTCAATGACATGTCAACGAAGTCAAGGCATAGAAGAAGATATAGATATAGATAAAGATATAGAAGAAGATATAAAAGAAATAGATAAAGAAAAGCCCACGCGCCACAAATACGGCGAATATCAAAATGTTCTTCTGACAGACGAAGACTTTGAAAAACTGAAAAAAGAGTTTTTTGATTGGTCTGACAGAATCGAACGCCTGAGCGCGTATATGGCAAGCACGGGCAAGAGCTACAAAAATCACCTTGCCACTATCAGAAACTGGGCACGGCGTGACAGCAAGACCCCGACCGCAGATGTCAACCCAAAAGGACAAGCTTCATATGACATCTCGGAGTTTGAGCGTCAGAACATGTCAAAGCCGATAGCCTACAAGAAAAAATAATGCAGTGCCCGGGCGAAAGTCCGGGCAGAAAGGAAAAATTATGGATTGTAACAAAACAACAAACTTTCTTGCCGAACTCCAAAGACTTTGTGACTCACGCGATAGGTGCATAGCTAATGCGGCTAACAAAGAGCAATGCCCGATGTTTGGATTTTGCGAGGACGCGCTTACAAGAATCGGCATCGAAGATGCTACAAAGTTAATTGAGACTATACAAAAGTGGAGCGACGAACACCCGAAGAAAACATACGCACAAGACTTCTTTGAAAAATTCCCAAAAGCGCAGCGCAATCGGGACGGAACCCCGTTTGTATGCAGAAAAAGAATCTACGGCGGAATACACTCGGCAACACTTGAGGACTGCGATTACACGAGAGCTTGCTATAGATGCTGGAATGAACCTCTGAACGATGAAGAAACAAAAGGAGCTTAACAAAATGAAAATTGTTTTAGAAAAAGGCGCATACAAACCCGAAAAAGCACACCCCGATGATGCAGGGTTTGACCTCATGGCAAGAGAGCGTCAGATAGTCCCAGCGCAGGGAAGCGCGATATTTGACATAGGCGTACATATCGAGATACCGCAGGGGTTCGTCGGATTTCTCAAGAGCAAGAGCGGTCTTAATGTCAAACACGGCATAACGAGCGAAGGCGTTATTGACGCGGGTTATACAGGCAGTATTTGCGTCAAGCTGTATAACAACACCCGAATCCCCTACACGGTCGAAAAGGGCGACAAGATATCGCAGCTCGTCATTTTGCCGATTTATAGCGACGAGCTTGAAGTCGTCGATAGTCTCGACGAGACGGCACGCGGCAATAACGGATTCGGTTCAAGCGGGAGGTAAAAATGATGACAGCAAAAAAAGCGTTAGAGCTTCTGAATGATGTAGAATTTTCCGAAAAGTATCAAGGCGTACAAGAATATACAGAAATGCTTATCGTGTGCAAAGAAGCCCTCGAAAAGCAGATACCAAAGAAGCCGATAGACGGAGAGTGCTATTACATATGCCCTTGTTGCGGACGTGTGCTTGACCGACCGAGAAAAAGGAAAAACTGCTGACGGATGTCAGCTTTTTAAAGCCTTGTAAATATGTCAAGTTTCACGACGAAAAGGAGGAAAAAACAAAATGAGCAATGGCGAGTGGACGGTACTCGGAATTTTTATCGGAGTCTTAGTCGGCACAAGCGTGTACAACACACTTGTACTTAACAGACTGCCAAAAACTGCGAAATGGAACGAGGTAAAGTTAGCCAATCCGTATAAATGGGCATTCAAATGCTCAAATTGCGGAGAAATACAAATTTGCGGAGTTGATTTATGTGAATATGAAGACGAGCGGCCGGATTGGGATCCGATAAAAGCGAGAGGCTTGCATTACTGCCCCCACTGCGGAGCAAAAATGGACGGAGGTAAAAAATGAGTGATTATATCGAGCGTGATTTGCTTTTGGCAGAAATAAAAGAACTTAAAAAGTCTCCGTGGTATAACGGCGGTTATGGAACTTATGAAAGAAATATCCGCCGCGAGGCAATCGACATTATTGTAGACCTTTGCATAAGGCCAGCTCCTGCCGCAGATGCGCAAGCGGTTAAACACGGTGAATGGAAGCTGTGCTATGAAGACTGGCGAAGACAAATCGCGGGCGATGAGTGCTCCGCTTGTGGGTCCCAGCATTACGGGGCATGTATATCACACTATCATTACTGCCCTCAGTGCGGCGCAAAAATGGACGGAGGGAATAACAATGACTGACTGTAAAAACTGCCTACACTATGAGGTGTGTGCAGACGTTATGAAAAAAGAACTTTTTATCAAGGAAAAGATGCTGAAAATTGCAAATCCGATTTGTAAATGTTTCCTTGACAAATCAAAAATAATTGAACTGCCGTGCAAGGTGGGAGACAAGGTTTATAGACCGTCTAATTGTTTAGGCGTTGTTCAATTTGTAATCATATCTTGTAGTATCTATGAAAGTGAAATGTTTTTTACAGATGATAGCGAAAATATTATTTATCTTCCTGATATCGGCAAAACCGTATTCCTTACCCATGAAGAGGCAGATCGAGCATTAAAGGAGCGTGAAAACAATGGCTGAATACATAGAGCGTGAGGCAACGATTGATGAAATTGAAGGCACAACTTGGTATAACATAAGTTGTCAAAAAATTTTAGTTGAAGGAGCTGCGTGTGAAGCTGATGCACTTTATAAAGCCACAGACATTTACAATGCTATAAAGTCAGTACCAACCGCCGATGTGGTTGAGGTACGGCACGGGAAGTGGGTTGAAACTCAAGAGCCGTTGGGTTGGTGCGATGTTGATTGCGCTGAATGTTCTGTTTGCCACGAAAGTTGGATTATAGACGAAGATTCAAGCATTGACGATTACGAATGTATGTGGCACTACTGCCCGAACTGCGGCGCAAAAATGGACGGGGGTAATAACAATGCGTGAGATACTTTTCCGTGGCAAGCGAACAGATAACGGCGAGTGGGTTGAGGGATATTATTATAAAGCAAAATATTGCAGAACTGATGACGAGCTTTGTGATTATATTACTGTTCCGCACCCAAAAGAATACAACGAGCCGAGTTCGCACTATATTGTAAACGCTGAAACCGTAGGACAGTACACAGGTCTTAAAGATAAGAATGGCACAAAGATTTTTGAAGGCGATATAATTTTGTTGAGAGGCGATGAAGAGCCTTATCAAGTTGTCTATGACAACGATCTCACGAGTTTTATCGGGCGAGCGGGCATAAAATTTACAACATTTGATTATGATTCAATCGAATTTGAGGTTGTCGGCAATATCTACGATAATAAGTTGGAGGGTTTTAACAATGGCTAATGTAGATAGATGTGTATGCTGCGGAGAGATAGTCCCGGAGGGACGGCAGATATGCCCACAATGCGAGCGCAAAAGATACATTTACACTATCCCCGATATTCCGCCTTCGCTTAACAAGTTCGCCGGGCGCGAGAATGTATGGGCTTACAGAGCGGACAAGAAGCAGTGGCAAGCTTTGTGCGCGGCGTACTGCCGACCGAAGCCGTCCGAGCCGATTAAAAAGTGTGTTGTCAGAATTACATACTATTTCCGCACAAGGCAACGGCACGACCCGGACAACTACAACGGCAAATTTATCCTCGACGGCTTGCGCGAAGCGGGAATAATCGAAGATGACAGCTTTAAAAATGTCGAGCTTCAGCTGTGCGGAAGCTATGACAAGGAAAATCCGCGAACAGAGATAGAGGTGATATTGTGACCGTCCCCGAATACGTCAACCGAATAAAGCACCTTGACAATGAGTTGTTATTCAAACAGCGTCAGAAATCGGAGCTGTTTGATATGTTGGTATCAATTACCGCCCCGCCGTCCGAGTCGGTACAGAAGACAGCAGAGGACAAAATGAGCAGCTTAATATCTCAATATGTCGACTTAGGCAACGAAATCATAGAGATATATCAGAAAAAATTCGCCGCCGAAAACGAGTTTCAGGCTCTCGTGAGTCAACTCCCGCCGCAGTGGGAAGAGTTTCTGCTTTTGAGGCACCTCAGCAGGATGAGCTTTGAAGACATTGCAGAAGAGATGGGATATTCCCGAGAGTGGTGTTGGAAAACGAACAAGAAAGCTTGCGCGGCACTCGAAGAACTACTCAACGCCCAAAGTGTACAGTAAAATACTGTAAAATACAGTGAAATACAGTGAAATACAGTTGGGAGATATGATATCATATAGATGTAAAAGTGGACGGGCAACCGCTTTTACTTCTTTTCTCCGTTCATGTTGTTTACCACATCTCCACCGCTCGCCGGTGCGGAAAACCGGCTCCTTTCTTACCGCCTCGCCCTGCGGCGGGTTTAATAGCAGGGCTTTTTATGTGGAGCTTTCAGGCGATATGCGCGCATAGGCGCATCAAAGGTTCGAGTCCTTTGTTCCGCTCCAAGCCGCCAAGAGGGCGAGGAAGCGCGAGAAGTTAAGTATCGGGTTGCCGGAGCGCTCGGCGGCGGCTTGTTAAGCCGCAGAAATCCCGATGGCTGACGAAAAGACGCAGCTCGGGCGGCATATATGGTGGCATACGGTTATCTTCGGGGCTGATACACCCCGAAGGCGCGGTTCAACTCCGACTTTGCACACCTATAAGTTAGTTCCTTCCCGTTGGTTGTCGGTGGTTATTCGGTTGTCGGATAGCCGCCGACAACGCTTTAAAAATTCAGGTGATAACATGGAGATAATTACAAAGAAAGTAAAAGACCTCAAGCCGTATGAACGCAACCCGCGCAGAAATGACGAAGCGGTGGAGTATGTCGCCGAGAGCATATCGGAGTTCGGCTTCAAAGTCCCGATAGTAATTGACGGCGACGGCACAGTCATATGTGGTCACACGAGGCTAAAGGCGGCAAAGAAGCTCCATTTGGCGGAGGTGCCTTGCATTGTTGCCGATGACCTCGACGACGAGCAGATAAAAGCATTTAGGCTTGCTGACAACAAGGTCGCGGAAAAGGCGGAATGGGACTTCGGATTTCTCGACAAGGAACTCGGCGGCATATTCAACTTTGACATGGGTAAGTTCGGGTTCAACTTCATGACACCGGAAGTCAAGAAAAAGAACAAGCTTGATACCAAGACACGAAAAGCAAATATTCTGAATCTTGAACGGGCGCAATTCTCAGGAGTCGGCAAATACGACATACCCGAGATACAGCCGGTATACCAGCTCCCGGAGGTCACGGACTGGATTCCATTTGACTTTATGCTCAGTGATAAGCGAAGCCCGGAAGAGAAGCAAAAAACAGGTATTCACTTTTTCCGAGATGATTATAAATTCGAGAGAATCTGGAACACTCCTGAGAAGTATATAGAGAAGCTCGCGGAATATGCTTGTGTGCTATCCCCCGACTTTTCGCCATATGGCGATATGCCTATGGCAACACAGATATTCAATCATTATCGTAAACATTGGGTAGCGGTCTATATGCAGGAATGCGGGTTGACCGTTATCCCGACTATCAGAGCAAGCACTGACGAGCGCTCTTTTGATTGGTATTTAGACGGCGAGCCAAAGCATAGCATTGTCGCCATATCGACAATGTGGGTAAAAGAAAACAGCGAAAATTTCCCGATTTGGGAGCGAGAATATCAAACAATGGTCGATATTCTGTGCCCGCAAAAAATTTTCATCTATGGGGACATACCGAACAATGTCACACACAAAAATGTCAAGAGGATAGAAAGCTTTTCAGAGAAAAGGTGGGGTAATTAATGACGACGGAACAATTTAGACGGCTTTATAAATATGTCAATGCGATTTATTCCGGCGACTATATCGTTTTCAAGGTCAGCAAACACAGATGGGAACTCTACCACATACCAACAGAAGAAACTCAGATATACAAGACCTTTGACGAACTCGCCAAAAACGAAGTTGTGGCAAAGATTATAGAAACCTATGTTGAGCGCGGGCTTAAACTGGATATGCCCAAAGGGTCGCGCGAAGGGCAAAGGGACACATTCGGAGATGGCGACGAACGTGGTCGTGGTATAGATGAAACAGTAAACGACTTCCCGTCACGAGTAAACGTCGACAAGGAAAAGTCAACAGAAGAGAAAACTTTACAGCAATTTAGAAAAATGTATGCAAATGCTGAGAAAGAGCACGGCTTTGCCGTTGACGAACAGGGATATGTCACGACATACAAACATGGAAACCTTTCGTCAGTATCGTGGACACCGGAAGAGCTGAAAGACCGATTAATATACCATAATCACCCGAGCGGCGGAGCGTTCTCAAAGGCTGATATGTCGACAACTGCACAAACAAGAGCGCGCGGAATAGTTGCAAGCGGCAGACACGGCGATTATATATTTATTAAAACTCAGAAATTCGATGCCGTAGGATTTCAAAAAGCACTCGCAAGCGCAAAGACGACCGCGAAAGACTACAACGAGGGCGTTGACCGTTGGTTGAGAAGAAACGCAAAAAAATATGGCTTTAAATACGAGTTCAAAAAAGCGTAATTCATTGAGGTGATAGCATGGCAAAGGAACTGCGCCCTAAGCAAAAGCGGCAATGGAAGAGCGGCGGCACGATATCATTCCATATGAATAAGCAAAGGAAATAAAAGAGAGGTGGTGGCATGGCTAAACAAACAGATTTCGGGGGTAAAAGGCACACTTTAACAGTGGAAGACCAGAGGAAAGGCGGAAAGCGTTCAGGCGAGGTGCGCCGTGACCTAAGAGATACCCGCGAAATAGTGAGACGCGCCATGTCGATGTACCTCAAAAACAGTGACCCGGCAGAGGTCAACTACCTGAGCGAGATAACGGACGGGGCTAATATATCAGCCAAAGAGGCGATGATATACGCGCAGCTTAACCGGGCGATGAACGGCGACACAATGGCATTTAAAGCGTTGATGGAGCTCGCAGCCGAGAACGGCGGTCAGCAGCAGAGCGACATATCAGAGCTTTACAAGGCACTGGACGGTGACGACGAATGAAAATAACAACATTGTCGCCGAAGCAAAAAGAGATTTTACGCTGGTGTCACGGCAAGGACAAAGACAAATATGACGCTATTATATGCGACGGTGCAGTCCGTTCAGGTAAGACCGTCTGCATGATTCTGTCGTTCATTCATTGGGCTATGCGGTATTTTGACGGTCAGACGTTCGCTATATGCGGCAAGACCGTCCAATCGGCAGAGCGTAACATAATAACGCCGCTGCTCGGAATGACCGATTTAACGGCGTATTTTGAGCTTAATTATAAGAGGTCAAGCAAGCTTCTTGTGGTGACCGGAAACGACAAGACAAACTATTTCTATGTGTTCGGCGGCAGAGACGAGAGTTCGGCGGGATTGATTCAGGGCTTGACCCTTGCGGGCGTGCTCTTAGACGAGGTCGCGCTTATGCCTCGCTCGTTTGTGGAGCAGTCGCTCGCGAGATGTTCGGTGACTGGATCGAAGTACTGGTTCAACTGCAACCCCGACAGCCCGGCACATTGGTTTTATGAAGAATGGGTAACGAAGTCCGAAGAGAAACATGTCTACCACATACACTTTTTATTAACCGACAATCCGTCACTTACCGACGAGATAAGAGAGCGATATTTCAGGCTTTACCCGTCGGGAGTGTTTTATCAGCGGTTTATTTTAGGTCTGTGGGTAGCGGCAGATGGGCTTGTTTACGATGTCGATGTCAACAGTTTAATTGATGATACCGTCCCGGAACAGGGGCGTTATTTTATATCTATCGACTATGGCACATTGAATCCGTTTTCGGCGGGTCTGTGGTGCTTAAACGGCAAGACGGCGACGCGCATTAAAGAGTTTTATTATGACGGTCGCAAGCGACAGAGACAAATGACCGACGAGGAATATTATAAAGCGGTCGAAGAACTCGCCGAGGGCTATGACATTGAGCGAATAATTGTTGACCCGTCCGCCGCGAGCTTTATCACCTGCATAAGAAAGCACGGTAAGTTCTCGGTGCGCAAGGCAAAAAACGATGTAATTGACGGAATCCGAGTCACTTCTGAGATGGTCAAAGGCGGCGTCATAAAGATAAACTCGAGCTGCCAGGGCATCTTGAAAGAGTTCGGCATGTATCGCTGGGATGAGAAATCGACCGTTGACAAGGTTGTAAAGGAATACGACCACGCGATGGACGATATGCGTTACTTTTGTTACACGGTATTAAGGAGGGAACTCCGCTGGATGGGGTATAGGGGTGATAAAGATGACAAGGATTAAACGGTGGATATGCGATAAGTATCTGCCCTCTTATGCCCGCGAGAGTGCCGCAGAGGAGACGCGCAGACTCAAGGCAAGGATATTTGACCTTGAAAGTGAAAACGCCCGTCTGAGGGCATATATCGAGGGATTTGAGCGCGGTACGCGGCAGATGCGCAAAATAATCATCAACACGGGGGATAAGAAATGAGTGTAATATCTGCACTGCTTAACTGCAACAAAATATATAACTTTTCCGATGCTTTTGGAGTCAAGGACATAACAACGGCGGAGATGCAAGAGGCTATAAAGCTGTGGCTTACAATGTACTTTGACCACAAAGACAGGGAGCTTGACGATTGCCAGAGGCTTCCGGTGCTTATAGTCAACAAACTTGTAAAAACGGCGTTCTCGGAGTATTCCGCGAGCTCGGGAAATACATTTGCGCAGTCGGTGCTTGAGGACATTGAAAAAACGAGGCGAGCGGCGTTTCAGCAAATGTTAATCTCCGGTGAGTGCCTTATAAAGCCCGTGCCGACCGCTGACGGCTTTATATTTGTACCGATACGGCGTGACTGTTTTGTTCCCCTCTCGCGCAACGAGCGCGGGGAGCTTGCGAGCGTGGGTACGGCAGAGTTGACGGTGGAGGGCGGCGACTATTACACATTACTTGAGCGCAGGACGGCGGGCAATGTGTT